CTGTTTTATTGGTTATATTACATGTTTTAACTGTTTGAACTCCTTCTATTCTATCTAAAAGAATATAAATATCTCTTAAAATAATAGGTTGATTCATTTGCCATTTATCAGTATTAAAATGAGTTTGTAAAGCAGATACACATTTAGTTAAAATGTCATTACTATTGTAGTTAGGAAGAATAATAATGTCAAAACTAACTCCAATGTTAATAACAAATCCATCTTTAATGTTAACAGCATCATTTACCATTCTATGTTGAGAAAGATAAGTAATTAAATTTTGTTTTAATGCTTGAGATGAAGTTGTTAATTTTCTACTTATATCATAAGTTAAAATATATAAATCTAAAATACTATTGGATTCTCCAGCTGACAAATTTTGTACTTTTGTAGGTTCAATGTAACTTTTAGCTATAGAACCATATTTAGAAGGCATACTTAAAGCTCTTACTAAATAATCATCTTGTGTTACATTTCGTAATTGGGTTGCAAAATTAGCAGATGAATTTTGTCTTATTTCTTCTATTGAATCTCCATCTCCTCCCCCACTTGCTGCATTTGGATTAGTGACTGTTAAAGAAGAAAAAATTTCATTTGCTGTTACACTGTTAAGTCCTACATTTGAAAATTTTGTTGTTGCACTTAATGTGTTTAAAGAATTAGCATCTACATTAGCTGTAACTCCTCCTCCTGTCAAATATCTAAATGTTAAAGTAGTATTTGAAGGAGCAATACCATATGTTTTTGTAAATAAAAAATTTGTAGGAGAATAAGCAGTTGATAATTTTGTTTGTTCAAAAGGTAAACCTATACCTACATTGTCTGGATTTGGAATTATTTCTTCATCTGAATCAGATGTTGTTCCTGCTCCAAATTGGATTTCTAAAGTAGAAGAATTTCTAAAACGAGTAGTAAATCTACGTTGTACTTTTTTTAATTTTAATAAATGAGGAGCATCACTACTATATTGAGATAAATTAGGATCATTAATGTTAGTATTTTTAATTGAATCATATACCATTTCTTGACCTAAATGATCTACTTCATACCATTTATTTCCATCACTATCTGTACAATCTAAAATTCCAATTAAATTTGTAGCATCTAATTCAACTGTTGAAAATCTAACTGGACTTCCAAAGTTAAAAGTTTGAGAAGTAATAGTGGAAGAAATAGCTTTACGAGTCTTTTTTAGCAAATAATATGTTGGATTTCCTCCTGTTGTTTCATATATTGTAATTTCAGTTAAATCTGTTGAACTTGAAGTAGAAAAATCTACTGTGTCACTCATTAAAAAAGTTGTTGAACCATTAGACACAGTTGCATTTTCACTAATATATAAAGTATAATTAAAGTCAGGAAGATATGTTGAGCCAGAAAGTATAGAAGGAACTTTTTGATAGAAATCTACACTTGTTACCGCTACTCCTGTTACTTTTGGTTTATAACCAAACATATATGCTAATTCAAATAAGTTATTTGACTGGCGAGCAAATTGAAGATAATTTTCTTGTACTTGATTGTCTAAATAAAATGATAAAACATCTCCTACATAAGCAGCCATCTCCATAAACATCATGCCTGGTGATGCAGCACTGAAGTCATTATATGTGGTTGGAAAGTAAGTTCTAGAGTAATCTATAAGACTGCCTCTAAACTCATCAAAAGATTTATTTATATATTTTATGTTTTTATTACTTGCCATTATCCAAAATTTATTTGTATTTGATCAGTTATTCCTGTATTTATTATACTGTAATTTAATTGAACTGTAATTTCATTGTTGTCTGGAGATTGTAGTAAATTTAAACTGTCCACTTTAATATTTGAAAAATATTGAGCTATTAATGACTGAATGTCTGATTTAAGATTTTCTAAATTGTCATTTGTAATTTGTTCAAAAACAAATGCTCTTAAATTGGCTCCAAAACTGTTGTTTAAATATCTTTCAGTTTTATTAGTTAAAAAGAAATTTAATAAATTATTTCGTATTGCATCTTTAGTAAGATATGTTGAAAAAAAAGCAGCGGGCGCATTAAAAGGTATAGCAATACCTATAGCTGTTCCTGGTCTAGTGTCAATTGGAAATATTTTTTTAGCGCCAAATGCCATTATCTTTTAATTAAATTCATTATTTGATCTAAACCAAGTTGACCTTCAGGAAGTGCGCTTCCTTCAGACATAGTATTTACAGAACCATTAACTTTAAATTCACCATCAAATCCTGACTTAGATCCTTGTGCTGTTTCATTTAAAATGTCCATGTATGATTTTTTAGCTTCAATTGGAGATTTTACAGACTGTTGATGAGGTATAGTATTTGTGTTAAAATTTAATGTTCTATCATCATTAGATCGATATGATTCATTAATAGGCTGTTTGTTACTTTTAACAGCTTCTAACAGTATGTCTTTCAATTCTTCTTGAATTGCTTCTTTTACTGCTGATTTGATGATTTTTTTAAGTGTGTCTGCGTTCATTTGTTATAAATATTTAATTATTCTGCTTTTAAATTGGGATTTGAATCAATTATTAATTTAATTTCACTTATTAATACCTGCGGAGTAGTTGTGAATGAAAGTGGAGTTTGCAACATTATTATATCTTGTGGATTTTTTGCAACAGCTCTTACTCTATTTACTGTTGGTGAAAAAGGTACTGTAACTATATCTAATATAAATCCTTTATAAGTTATTGGAGAAAAGGAAGTTGAAGTTGATTTTTGAGCATCTGCCACTTGTTGTTTTTGAATGTTATCTAATGCTTGTAAAGATGGATTTAGTGGTGTTAGATTTGCTGCATTTACATTACATCCTAATAAATACTTATCTATTACTTTAAATAAATTTGTAATTTTGGTAAAAATAGGATTGACAGAATTTATTGCACCTTGTGTTGAATTTATTTGGTTTATAATACCATTTAAATTAAATTTTAAAGTTTCAACTAATTTTTCTACAGTTCCAACTTGAAGTAATGCTGCTGATGCTGGGCTTGGTATTGGTGGAGGAGGTGTTGGAATAAGAGCCACAGCTATTTTTGCCACTGAAATGGCTACATTTGTGACATCTATTGTTTTGGTTACTCCATCTGATGTTGTTTTTAATGGATTTAAAGTTTTACTTAAAGTGTCCACAGATGTGGAGGCAGCATTTAATGAATCCATCATTGAGTTTCTTACATCTACAATGGCTTGTAATGGTACAGCAGGAATGCATACACCTATTTTACCTGCTTGTTTAAGTATTTCATCTATGCCTCCTTGTTTAGCTGACTCTTTATCCATTGATATAACTTTTATTATAAGTTTAGTATCAATTTTAGATTTTACTGCTATTAAATCAACAATTTTAGGAATTAAAATTGATATTAATTTTTGGCCAGATTTAAGTATTAAAGATGAAATTTTAGTTTCATTCATATTTTTAATTAGGAAGGTAATTTACTAATAATTGTATTAGTAATTGTATTTATGTCTTTTAATGTCGCATTATTTTTAATGTTAGTTGTAGTTTGTGTAGGGGTAGTTTTAATTATTGATGGAATAGGCCATGGAGTTGGTTTTAATGGTTGTTCACTAAACCAATTTTGAGAAGTAGAATTTATCTCATTATCTCCCCAAGAAATTCCAATATCTGCATTTTGGTTGTAATTTCTTAAAATTGCACGAGCGGGAACAAATGGATATTTACCATCTTGTAAGGTAATTCCATCTATATTTTTATGTATTGTTGAATCATATTCTTTAATATCATTAATTTTTGGGCCTGACTCAGATAATATTCTACTAAAAGTTGCACCTTGAAGTGCATATGCATCACTATTATCTTTTACATTTTCAGATGATTTTGATATTGTACTTTTATTTTTTTCCCATATATCATGTATTTTTTTAGATTCAATTACATATCTTTTATTGCCCCATATTACTGGGGAATACCATTCTATTCCATAATCATCTAAGCCACCATGAATTGGTTCTACTAATGTTTCTTTATTCATTGTTTTTTTATCTCCTTCTTTAGATAAATATTTTGCAGTGTAAAAAAATATTAGAGCAGGAAATTTAAGTTGTCTAGTTTGAGTACCTACCCATCCTTCATCTATTAACACATTTGGATCTGTTTTATTATGAAATTTTTGAGCAGCTATTATATTTATTTGTGAAATTTGTAATGGAGGAGTTGTTTGTGCATTATAAGCAGCAATTATATTATTAGTTATAGGTTTTCCTTCATTAGTATTTATTATGCTTCCTTTACTTCTAAAATTTATTGCTATTGGATTATTAGAATTATCAATAAATTTTTGAAAATTAAACCATCCATAATAATTTACATCTTTAAGGAGATCTTTTGGATTTCTATTTTGATAAACAATAACAGTTAAATCATTAGCCATTATATAGTAAAATTATTTTTTGAAGTTAATATATTTTGTTCTAATGATTTTTTTAGTGTTTGTAAAGTAGTGTTTGCTTGAAATGTTGCTATATCTAATGTAGGGAAAACAGCTATTGATGGATTTGGTAATGTTGGTATTAAGTTAGATTTTAAACCTGTAAGAGCATTATTTAAATTTTCAACAGTTTCCATTAATGATTTTAACCATTCTATAGTTTGAGTACCTAACATTAAAGGTTCAGTTGCTTGACTTTTATTTCCTAAATATATAAAAT